CTGTCAGCGTGCTACAAGCCTTTGATCGCTTGTATATCCTCCGCGAAGCCTCCCGCACCGCCACCGGCTATGAGGAAAAGCTGACGACTGCCTCCGGCATTACCGTTTCCTCGACCACGGCCACAGTCAATGTCACGGCCCACGGTTATCCGGCTGGCGCCCGCGTCCGCATCGAAGGCAGCACCACGCCCGCCTTCGACGGACACGAATACGACATTGTCAGCAGCTCCACCAACAGCTTTACCATCACCGTTCCATCCGGCACCGCCACGCATGCCGCCGCCACGATCAAGGTGCGGAGAACAAAGCCGCCGATCTATTGGGACGGCGGCAGCGGAAACTTCGTCCGCGCCACCGCAGGCGTGCCCGCCGCAGGCGTGACCTACACGACAATGCCGAGCACTGGATGGGCGGCCTACCACAACAACCGGCTTTGGTTCGCCAAGACCCGCGACACCGTGGCGATCAGCGACGTTCTCGATCCCGACCTCTACGATCCATTCTGGAACAGCTTCCGCGCAGGCGCAGGCGGCGATGACCGCATTGTAGCAATCCATCCATGGGTCGAAGGCCAAGCCCTCGTCTTCTGCCGCAAATCCATCTGGCTCGCCACGCTCAATCAATTTGCCTCCACCGATGGCAGCGACTTCAGCGTAGACACTCCGGTGTCACAGCTCACCCTCCTGACCAACGAAATCGGATGCAGCGCAAGGAACACCATCGTCACCGCCGGTAACTTTGTCTTCTTCCTGTCAGACGCCGGTATCTACCGCTTAGACCGCGCCCTCGACCTCAAGGTTCGCGGCGACACCAAACCCCTCTCGGAACCAATCGCCGACCTGTTCAGCACCGTTGTCCAGTCCCGCGTGGAGAAGTCCGCTTTTGGAATCTGGCACGCAAACCGATACCTGATCGCGCTGCCAACCAGCACCGACCCGCTCGATGGCAACCAGCTCGTTGTCGCATGGAACGCACTGACAGACACATGGGAGTATCGGGACACCTATCCGTCCAGCGCCTCGGTCAACCAGATCCTCGTCGGAACCTACGACAACCAGCGCCGCGTCTTCTCAATCCCGCGCTCCGGCAACCTCTACTTACTGGAAGAAGTCACCGCAGCGACCGACGACCAAGCGGCCGGTGGCAGCGCGACCGGCGTCCCGGTGGTCGGAAGCATCAAGACCCGCCGCTACGACTTTGGCGACATGCACAGCAAGCGGTTCCTCCGCACGATTGCCGATGTGGTCATTCCAGCAGGCGCCAGTGTCTCGACCAAAATCAGCACGATCAACCCCGACACGACCACGACAGTCGGCACACTGACAAACAGCACCGGCAGCTCGGAGGACTACAACATGAAATCTCCAGTGCGCTACAAAGCACATAGCGCCGAAGTCGTCTACGAAACATCCAACGGCCGACCGGAGATCCGCTCGGCATCCATTGAGGCATCGCCCAAGTCGTTGCCTCCGACCGAAACCCGCAACGCAGCATAATTATGGCTACAGTAACAAAAGGAAAAACATTCACCAGCGGCGAGACCGTTACGCCTACCAAGCTCAACGAGCTGGTGGACAACGCGACCGTGACCTACACGTCCTCCGGCGACACCGACAACGCATCGCTGGAAGTCAGCGGCAATAAGTTTCAAGTCAAAGACGCTGGCGTCACCACCGCGAAAATCAACGACGCCGCCGTCACTTTCGCCAAGCAGCAATCTCCGCAATACACAGGATTCCGCAACGCTATCATCAACGGGAACTTTGATATTTGGCAGCGGGGGACGAGCTTTACAGGCAATGAGTTTGGCGCGGATCGCTGGTTTAACAGGCGCGTTGGATCAACATGCACGATGTCTCGCCAAGCATTTACGCTTGGCCAAACCGATGTTCCTAATGAGCCAACTTACTTTTGCCGCATGGCCGTTACATCGTCGGCTGGCGCAGGCAATTTTGTCCGTTTGCAGCAAAACGTAGAAAGCGTCAGAACATTTGCTGGCCAAAATGTTGCAATTTCCTTTTACGCAAAAGCTGACAGCGCAAGGCCGATAGCCGTTGAACTTGTCCAATACTTTGGAACCGGCGGATCGCCATCGTCAACAGTTGAGGCCATTGGAGTTACAAAAACAACGCTGTCCACAAGCTGGCAGAAAATAACAGTCACGGCGAGCATGCCTTCCATAAGTGGAAAAACGCTTGGCAGCAACGATGACCACTCATTCTCTTTGTATGTTTGGTTAGACGCCGGAAGCAACTTTAACTCCAGCACCGACACTCTTGGCCAACAAAGCGGCACCTTCGACATCGCCCAAGTGCAGTTCGAGGCCGGTTCCGTCGCCACGCCATTTGAGCGCAGGCCGATTGGGACGGAGTTGGCTTTGTGTCAGAGGTATTATCAGACAATTAGTTCTGGAAGTGGCGCTGGCTATGCCACTGGCGCAGGTCAAGGCTGGCCTGTGTATTTTAGACTTCCGGTTAAAATGAGATCAGCGCCAACCGTCACAGTTACATACAATGCTGCAAACTGCACCGTAACAACGGAGAACATTGCGGCAGATCATTTTGCGTCCATCGCAACATCCTCTGGTTCTGGAACGCTTAGTTGGAATTGTGGCGAGTTTAAGGTCAACGCCGAACTCTAAAGCGATGAACTACAAACTCACCAACCACGAAGTCGTCATCCGCCTTGCCGACAACGCCTTCATCCCTTTCGATCCCGCCAACCGCGATTACCAAGAATACTTGGCGTGGCTGGCGGAAGGCAATGAGGCGCAGCCCGCTGACCAATGACCGCATGGGAGCGAGCAAATGATGCCATGGCTGCAAGCATACCAATGGGCGATGGATCACGGCGTCACCCCGCAGGAGTGGGAAGAGAAGATTCACCGCTGCATGACAACCGGACTACTCATCAGCACAACGGAGGAGTTTGTCGCCGCGTATCCGGCAGAACATCTCGGAGAGGCAGCCTACTTTGTCGTCATGGCATTCGGCGGATCGGGGCATCCGTTGCGGCGTTTCTTGCGCTATGCACCACAGAACTTGCAATGGGTCTTATGGAATCGCCGCAACGAGAAGCGAGTGCGTGCTTACCGATGGGAACAACTAGCTAAGAAAGCAGGGATATAATTATGGGATTCGGAAAACAACCTTCACCTCCAACGCTGGACTACGGCGCATCGCAGCGCCTGACTCGCGCAGACTACGAACTCAAAGAGGAGTTTATTCCAAGGCTCACTGACCGGACCGGCGATGCTGGCCGCGAGGAATACGCCCGCAACTTGGGATTTGCCCTGCGCAGCTTTACCAATCCGGCCTCGGTCATTTATTCGCGGGAGATCGCAGACGCCAACAAGGAGCTGGCCGCCGCCCGCGAGCAGGCTGCGAGCATGGACAGTTGGCGCAGCAGCGGTGCGGGAGGCATCTTTGGTGTCGCCACCGGAAACCAGCGTTTCGACCCCATCAATAAGAAGTGGATCAGCAACGCAGAATACGACCGCCTAAAGGCAGCAGCGCCGCAGCGCGTCGCCGCCGCCGAAGCCAATCTTAACCGCTACACGCAAGCCGATCCTGTCGGAGACTTACAGCGCACCTTTGCGCCAGAGTTTGCGGCGCGCGACCGGCTGCTTGGGCAGATGGAATCGGCACAGGGTTCCACCGCAGACTTCAACAACTACCAAGACGCCCTGCGCCGTGGCATTGGCGCTGGTCAGTTGGGCGACAGCCTCATGCAGAGCGCCATGGACAAGGTCGCCTCGGGCGGACGCCTGACACCGGAGGCATCCAGAGACGCCACGCAAGCCGCTCGCGTGGGCATGGCGGCGAGAGGCATGGCCACAGGCAACGCCGGTCTGGCCGCCGAAATGCTCAACCGCGACCGCTACACGCGGCAGCGGGACTTCGAGAACCTTAACTTCGCTTCCGGCGTGCAGGCGCAAGACCTCAACCGCCGGACGGCGAACCTCGGATACCTTGGCCAAGCGGCACAGAACATGGATCTGGAACGCGCCCGCCAGATGTCGGTGTCGCGTGATGCCTACAACTTCGGTTTGCAGACCAACCCGAAGATGATGCTGGCCGGTCTCGGATCGCCGTATGCGAACTTCACGCCGCAGGCGATTGGGTTGATGGGGAACCAGAATGTGCAGCCGGTTTATACTGGCGGCAGTTTTGGTTCAAGCAGCGGCATAGGAAGCGCAATGGGCGCTGGTGGCGCATTGCTTGGCGCCGGCGTCGGTGCGCTGTTGGCCGCCCCTACGGGCGGCATGAGCATTCCCATGGGCATGGCTCTGGGAAGCTCGCTTGGCGGTGCCACTGGAAGCCTCGGCGGTTCGTTCTTTAGATAACAACAGAAAGAAAAACATAATATGACACCAGCACAGTTTTGGCAGCTAGAACAGCAGAACCAGCAGAACCTGCAAAGGCAGGGGCAGCAAAATACCAACAACATGGTCTCTGCGATTTCGCAGTTTGCGGAGATGTATCAGGGGCAACAAAATCAAAAGGCGCAATTTGAGGGGGCCTACGACTATCTCTCGCAAAGAAACATGCTGAGTCCCGAT